TAAGTTAAACCTGGTGTTGTTTCTATTTTAGTTGATGTATCATTTCCACGGATTGGGATATAAAAATCTTCTAGTAGGTTTTGTTGGTTGTATTTTAAGTTATATTCACCTGTTTGACTATCCATTAATGGAGTACGCTTCATTGTAGAAATTGTTTTCTGCATAAAGTTTTCTACTTCATTTGGAGGAATTGAACCAACGTTAATATAAAATATACGTCTGTCTGGGCTACGTGAAATTCTATGTATTAACATAGCATCTTCCATCAACACATATTGTTTAAAAATACGACGTCCTGGTTCTAGGTATGAACGACCGTAAGGTAAATAATTAACATCCGTCAATAATCTAAAGTGGGCCATTTCATAGTTGTCAAAATAGACACCATTTTCTTTATCTCTATCAAATGTATTTGGCATTCCATAATATCCAGAACCACCAGCATAAATACCTTCTGGTGAGTATCTAAATCTTACAGCATTCGGGTGTTCAAGATCATAGTTTTCTTGTCTTTCAATATGATATGCTGTATAAGGTATAACATTGTATACACCATATTTTTCGGCAATCTCCATTTTAAGGAAAAAATCACCATATTTACACATTTGACGAATCCAAGACCATAAATTAAATTCAATGTTTAATACATCATAAAATAAGTTATAGAGGATTTGTTGCACATCTGCATTTGAACTTTTAATATGTAATACTTCACCTAAATCGTTCTTTAATGTACTTTCATCCGCTATAATATCAAGTGCCGAAGCTACAATAGCATCATAATCCATGTTATCATAGTCTGAATAGACCATGGTACGCATGTATTGCCAGTTTAGATTAATCTGGGAGCCTAATAGTGAAGTTGATGCTGGTGAATAAAGACGATTGTATCTATCCATTAATGAATTTGTTGCAATATCACCGGATTGTTGAATTGAATCAACATCCATTACTTTTAATTCATTGCCACCCTGATTTCTGATTATAACATCAGAGGAAAATAATCGTTGTAATCGAGTGAATAATTTAGTATCTGCCATTTAATTTATTTTATTTTATTTTTTGTAATCCAAATCCTTTAGGGTATGTTCCTAAAACATAACCATCTGCGTCTAAATTTATTTTAGCGTATTGGATCCATATTTTATCTTTTTGTCCTTCTTTTCCTAGTTTATCAGCTCCTTCAATAAACAACTGTGTAGGTTGATATTTTTCTATAAATTCATTTATTGCTTGAACAACAGTTGAAATAATTTTAAAAAAATGTTTCGTTTCGGTTTTAAAAGCTTCTCCACTAAATCCATTTATTGCAAATTCAACTTCAAATGAATTAGAATCTTCTTTAAATCTATGAAATCTAACATTAATGTTATTTTTTTGATCATCCTTAAAATCAGTATAAATCATATTTCCTTTTTCACTAAATAAAAAATCTTTTTCATATGGTTGAACAAGCTGTCCTATTTCTAGAAGTTTTTGTTCATCCTCATTTAAATTTTGTTTATAGTTTATATATGATTGAGCCATTTTTTGTTTTATATAAATATTATAAAATTATCCTAACAACCATTTAATATCTTCCATTCCTTTATCTGTTTGAATTGAATATGGATTTTGAATGCCGTTTGGACTATAAGCACCAATATACGTACTTTTACTCATACTACCAAGGGCAGCTCTAGTCATATCGTGAGACTGTTGTTGGAATTTTAATGATGTATCTCTTAAATACATCCCTACACCAAAACTCATTACTAAGTCATCATTATAACCAGATTGTGCTTCAGGACGTCCATTTTTCCAAATAAATACCTTCATTTCCTCTAGTAAACGTTTTGAACGAATTGTTACTGATCTATCACCAACATATTCTCTAAATTTATTTACTACTAGTGGTCTTGTTCTTAAAGACATTGTAAATCCGGGTGTCATTTCAGACCCTCCATCAAATACTTTTAGGTATGATTCGGATGTCATATGATCGGATTTAGGTGAGTGGTATAAATTACGATATCCTCGTTCAATAATAGCATCTAATGTTGCCCAACCAATTGAAGCATTTTCTACTACTAACATAGCATTATTATATTCAGAACCTAAACCAACTAAAAAATATCCAAATTCTTTAGGTGATAATTGTCCTTTATATTCAGCAACTTGTGTATTTGTTGCAATATCCATTACGTGACATGCTGATGAATCTTTACCATCACCACGAGCAACGTCTGCTAAAATCATATATTCTCTAGAATAATCGGCTGGTTCCCAAACCCATAAATTTTGATCTGCCCCTCTACGTTCTAGAGGATCTTGAATAGTTGTTTCTTTAATAAAATCAAGCCATTCAGAATAAAATACGATATCCCCTGAGGTGCTAAAATCGCAATCACATTCTTGAGCTGCCATTCTGGGATCACCTAGTAGTTCATCTTGTCGTTTTCTCCAAGTTTCATCTCTTTCGGGATGTACATACCAAGGTAATTTAATAGGCAGGAAATCATTATCTCCACTTTCAGCAGCAACCCAAGTTTTATGAAACCAATTTCCAGTACCATAAGGTGTTGATAATACTATTGCACCACCACCCGTTGCTAGGGTTTGTTGAGCTGAAGCCCATATTTCACCAATTTGATCAATAAATGCGGCCTCATCTATTAACAATAGAGAAACGGCTTCCGATCTACCAGCATCACTACTTGCAGATGTTGCTTTAATTTGAGATCCGTTATTTAATCTTAATGTTAATTTGTTATGTTCGTCTGCTGGTATTTTAAGCCAAGAAGGTAAGTTATCAAACATGAATTTAACTTTCGTTACCATGTTTTTAGCTGTTTCTTGCTTAGTTGCTATACAAAGTATATTTTTATCTTTATGAAATAACATTAACCATAAAGAGTATCCTCCGGCTAATGTTGATATACCTAACTGTCTAGATTTTAGGATAATAGAATAAGGATTATCTCTCCATAAATGTAATGTTTTTTCTTGAAATGGATATAAATTAAATATAACTCGTCCACGTTGTGGATGTTGAATATTACAGTATTTTTTCATAAAATGTGCTGGATCTTGAGCACATTTAAGATATTCCTGTCGTATTATAGATTTTAAATCTTCTGCCATTATTTTCCTATTTTCCAGTATATTCTGGCTGATATTACTGGTTGGAGATTTTGGTTAATACCTCCTCCAAAGCCATATATTTTATAATTTTTTGTTTTGTATAATAATTCCCCACCAACATAATTTAATTGGGTACTATTTCCAACACCTCCTAAACCAACATAAACTTCTCTTTTATTAATATAAATTTTTTCAGTAACTGTAGTTTTAGGATATCTTAAAGTATATTTAATCTGTCTACCAGTAATCATATTCTGGGTGACTGTATCTAGTATAGTTAATTTAAAACTATCAAAATCTTGTACATCATTATAATAATACTTAGCATAATAATCCGTTAAAATAGCTAATGTATCAACATCTATTAAAAATGAATCGGTTTCAAATATAGTGTCAATACGTGTTCTCCATCTTGGAACATATTTAGGAATAGTATTTTCTACAGTAATATATTCTGTTTCTGTATGGGTAATTACTTTTGGTTTAGGTGTTTCACTACCACAAGATTTTATAATAAGAGCAATAACCAGTATTACAAGTAATACACTTTGTATATTATTAAAAACCTTTTTTAGGAAATTCATATAATTAATCCTCGTCGTCCTCTTCATCACCATCCATAAAAGAATCAATCATTGCTTCTAATTCTTTTTTAAGTTTGGTTAATCCTTTTAACTGTTCAACATATTTTTGTTTTTCTGAACCTTCAGCACTTTTATATTTGTTAACAGCAGATTTCATCTGTTTTGTTACCTCTACATACTTTGATTTTAGTTTAGCAATTGAAGCATTTGCTTTTATATCTGATGAAGATGGTTCAGTATCATCCATACTATCTTCTTTTAATTCTATATCAACACCCTGTGATGTAAGTTTTTTAATATCAGCTGGGGTTGTAGTTTTAGGTAATACTACTGTACCACGAGTTTTATCAGTATCTATTTCTGTTAACTCAGATACAATCATTTCTTTGATATAAGATTTTAATTCAGATTTTTTCATTATGTAGATTTTGTTATAAATATTACAAAGAAAGTGCCTGTTTCACAAGTGCAATACGCTCTTCCGTAGTTCCTTTGATATGTATTAAATTTTTAATTCTACTACGTTGCTTATGAAGTAATTCATTAATAGTTATATCAATAAGATTTCTATATTCCGAATTAGTTTCACGAACACCATTATCTTCTATATCAACACCTTCAGGTGAAACATAAAATATATAATCATATTCAGTTAACAAATAAGCAGCAGATGTACAAAAATCATCAGCCTCAAAATAATACATTGTATTAGAACATTTAGCAAAAGCCATAACATCAATAACAGTGCGATCGGTAATAATATTTTCACACATTAATTCACTTGCACGTTCAGCCAAAAATACAATTTGACCTTTTAATGTAGAATCAGTATTTAATGGAATACCCATAGCCATTAATTCTTTAGAACGTTCCGTTCTAAACATATAATCCTTAAATTCCGGTAGCTCTTTAAGAGCGTTAACAAGTGTAGTTTTACCTACACTCATTGTTCCACATAATCCTATTTTCATATTAATTTCTATTTTGTCCGGCTTGACCTTTAGCTGTTTTATACCAAGGTAATCCTTCACGTTCTCTCATTAATTCAGCATAAACATCAGCTGAGTATTCTATTCCATTTAAATAATATGCTTTAGTAAATTCACTATCCTTATTATGAGGTATAATTGCAGGACCATCCCATTTATGATGTTTCCATACTTGTGAATTTGATTCCTTTATCAAATGGTGCTTTGCTCCTCTTGAATTTATTGTTTTGAATTCGTATTTTTTATCGTCCATAATTTTTATTTACCAAGTTATATTATCTCCATTTATATTATCCCACATATCAATATATTGTTTTTTCTCTAATTCTCCAAGTAATGATTCAACAACATATATCCCTTGTGCTCCTGATACTGTAATACCACGAGCTGATAGAGCATCTCCTACAAAGTGAACATTAGGATAATCGTTTAATGATAAATCTTTATAGTTAACTAATGGTTCAGGTGACAAATATTTTACTTCAGGAACATAAACACCCCAATCATCACCTAATGTTGGGAATACTTTTTTCATATCCTCAATAAAATCATCAATGTAAGTATAGTAACCTTGGAACGCATCTCTAATTTCATCTAATGAATCAATAGGCATAGCATCTATTAGAGTACCTTCACTTGTAGTACCTATTTTACGTGATGGGCTATAATATAAACCAGCGTGTATTTCTTTATCTGCGGTCCAAGTTTTATTTACCTTTT